ACTAAAATATGTCTTTCTGTAACAGGTAAAAAATAACTTCCTTTATCCGGTTTTTGTCCCCAACTTGCTTCATCTAATACTCTTAATTTCCCTGCCTTTTCCAAAACATAAATTCCACTTTTCTCTTTTAACTCCAAAGAGTGTTGTGGTAAGTCGTGTTGTCCATAAATAGTGACGAATTTGTCAGGTAAATGTTTTATTGTCATACTTAATAGGAAAGGACTTGGCTTCCAGTGGTGAAAAAGATCTCCGGCATGAAGTACAGGACAATCGTATTGCTTTTGCAATTCAGCTATCCAATCCACTTTGTCCCATTGTGCTTTCCAAAAATCATCTGTTCGACACGTTGGAGTTGTTTCTCTCAGATGCCAATCCGAAGTTAAAATTGCTGACGGTTTTTTCATAACTTATATTTTTTATTATTTAAAATAACACAACCTTCCTTTAATTCCTTATTCAATTCGTAAAGTATTTTAGAATAATATTTACTTTCTTTTCTACATTTTACACAATAGTAATACCATTTTATATACCTCTTTCCATCTTCATCTTTACCCCCCTCGAACATTTTATGAGCCTGTACCAATATTTCGTCTGCTAAATCTGCAAATTGTTCAGCAGAAAAATGACTTCCTACAAGAGCTGGTACTGATGCATACATTTTTATTTTAAAAAATAATTCCTTGAATCTATCATTCATCATTATTTTTATTTATTTATTGTTATTGTTTATTATAATTTGATATCTTTTTAGGTGTTCCGCAGAGAGGGCAAATGTCTGGAAATTCTTTTGCAAATTGTTGTTCTAATTGCAACACATTTTCCTGCGTTTTACGCAATGTTTTATCCAAACCGGACAATCTATATACCTGACCATCTAAAACCCGTTTATCGGCCGTTAAAATGCGTCTGTTTTCGATTTTATTCAAAATACCAATCACAATTTTTTCAGCCCGGATAATTTTGGTATATTTTTCGGTTTTGTGATTAATCATTTCAATATCATCCATTAACTCACCTAACCGGTTACTGTCATCTTCCAACTTGTTTCTCTCGTCTATCTTTTTCAACAAGTTGTCAACATCTTTTTCAACAACTAACCATTTACTCTCTTGTTCAATTCTTTCATCAACGCTGTCAAGAGAATTGATTATTTCTGATAACCTGCTTTTGGCATTTGATACTTGATTCCTTTGCTGTTCAAGTTCTTCAAGTACTTCAAGTTCAATTTCCAGTTTTTGCAAGTCCGGGAACTCACTTAATTCCTGTTCATACTTTTTAAGTTGTCCTTTTTCATATTTTATATCAGCTTTTGTTTCTCTTACTCTTTTTTCAATATTTTGTTGAGTACTATTAATCTTACCAATATTGGCAACCTTGTTGAAGTGTAAAGCTACATTGCCCGGAGTGTAAGAATCAGATAAGAGAAAAGGACTGTCGAGTTGTTGCTGAAGATTGATTTCGTTTAAACCAAGAACTTCTTGTACTTCATTTGGTACATCTGTTCCGAATCCTTCAAATATTGCTCCTTGTAAATCATACGTATTTCCTTTTTCCCCTTTATATCTACTAATCCAAGTTTCGTATGTTTTCCCATAATACATAGAAGCATAAACATAAGTATCTCCTCCCCAATTACTACGGAAACTATCTCCGGTAGGTTTGTTCCACACCAACCAACGTAATGCACGAATAATTGCCGTCTTGCCACTGTCACTTGTGCCGGTAATTACATTCACACCCGGACTGAACTCAAGTTCTGTGAACTTATGACTTTGAAAATTTTGTATCGAAAGTTTGTTAATCATCCCGAAGTATTAAAAATATACCTAAATAAATTAAACCTGCTATTCCTATGGATGCTAACCAAGTTACCACAGCTTTACTAAATCCTACTTGAATACCAGTAAGATAAAAAATTCCACCAAATGTTCCAATAAGTAGCAACCAACCTATTATCTTCATCATTTTGTAAACTCAATATGAATTTTATATGCAAAACTTTTTTTGGATATTGTTGAAATATCCACACAATCAACATTTACTACTGAAACTCCCACATCGTTCTCGTTACTGTAACGGTTTAAAAGACTTTTCAATCCTTCAATTAACTCTCCTGCTGTCATGGCAGGTTCTCTGATATCATCTCTTTTTATTGTCATTTTTAATTTCCTCTTTTTTTAGAAAAAAGACTCCCGTGCAACCACGCTGCGGGAGTCTTTGCTACAAAATTAATAAATAAGAACGCACAAGATAACCGTCTTGCTTTCGGACAACCGGAATTTTAGAATGTGTATTTTTCAAAACGTGATGGTTATGAAAAGGTTTTCCCGGTTATATTTTAAATTTCTTTCGTTGTTTCAAAAATTCCCAAATAGTTGGTGATTGCATTAGTTTTCTTTTCTTTTCATACAATTCACTCAATTCAGTAGATAACTTCCGTTTCCTTTCATCAAGTGGATAGATTTGTTTGTACACATAATCACACAAAATATCAAAATTTTTTGTGACGATTTTATTGACTTTACCAGTTATAAAATCGAGAACTTCTGTATTATCACTTTTTATTTCAAATTTATGAGTATCATGAGGAACCCAATCACCATAAGAATAGTAAATTTCACTAATTATTATTTCCCTTTTAGATTCAATTTCTTCCTGCTTTAGAGTTTCATATTCTCTGAACTGCTCATCACTTATGATATGTCCTTTTGTATTCATCTCAAATTCAATTTTAATATAGGACTTTGGCTTCTTGCTACATGGTAAACCGCCATTGCATCAGCCACAGCTTCATCTTTGTACTTTATTGTAGTGAACTTCACATCATACAATTCCTTGATAGCCTTGATTGTTTCTTCTTTAGTAACAGACCTCCGGTTAAGTAAATGTTTCTTAGCATCCCCTTCACTGTACCATTCAATCGGTAAATCCAAAGAATCGGCTATTGCTTGCATAAGTCCTGTAACAACTCCCATCATCACCGCTGAACTTGCATTTTGACTTCCGTGAGGTAATTCCGAAATAACGAATTGTACGTTGTATGTCCTGATTATTCTCAGAAGTTCAAAGTTGAGTTCACTTATCCTACGCACCGTATCATCCCCTTTCCGTATTCGTCTTTTTTTGCTCTGTGATTCAGTTTTGATGCACCCTGAAATAACCACATTACTACTCTTTACGTCAATCACAGCCCATCCCCAAGCAGTCAGGGAAGGATCATTGGTTAAGACACGGAAAGGATTTAACTGGTTCATGGCTAAGTTTTTTCTTGTTCTTTTCATAATGTCAGTCTATTAAATCATTATCAGGAAATCCTAAACTATAATCCCATTCTTCATCCCCTAATTCAACCCCATACTCAAGTCTATTATCCTGTTCAACGTAAACAATCCCTGAACCATTACAACTTCTGCAAGTTTCAGGAGTTGTATCGGTACTTGAAAATTGACCACCTGTTTGATTGTAAAATCCATGTGGAACTAATCCATTGCCCCCACAAATGGGGCATTTAAACGGTATTTTCATCTCCTCTTTATTTTACGGTTACTGTCAAATTTACTTTCAATACGTTCCCACAAGTCAATCACCTGTTCTCTCAACTCGTTCTCAAGTCCTTCCTCCTCAATAATGTCAACGGCTTTTGACTTTACGTTACTAAGTTCCCTATCACCTATTGTGTAATTGGAATTGTTTGTATAATCCTTTATGAATTGCAGGTTTTCCACAATGTCATCAATCCCATAGTCGAAGAGAATAGTAACAGGAGCGGAGCGGTGAGGCTTCCAAATTGAACTTTTGAAAACCTCAAACTCCGTTCTCACCCCTACAATCCTCGTTACTTCCTTCCCGGCTACTCTTTTTTTGGCTTTAATTTTCTCAGGTTTTGTGGCACGTAATCTCAGGCTACTGTAAAATCCAATGCTTTCTCCACCCGGACTCATATACTTTTGCCCATAAGGCCCTGCGTCAACATTTACCCTCACCTGATTACTACAAACCATTAACAGGTTGTTCTGTTTCAGGATACGGCAAGTTTTCCTAAGCTCCTCGCTAAACTCTTTAGCCCTTCTCATTCCCATTTTGTCCCCTTCATCTTTGCCCATTTCCAACTCAGTTGAAAGGGCAGCCAAAGAATCCGCAAATACCCCGTTCACTACTTTGTCATTTTCAGGTTTCCAATCCCGGACCCCTTTAAAAACCTGTGGAACTGTATCGGGATTACTGTAATTAAGCCCTTTAAATTCCAATCCAAATAGTTTTGCAAACTGTGGGTTTAACCTCGCTTCCGGGTCATAGAAAACAACCCCTCCCCCTGTACGCTGAACGTTACCGGCAATTTCACTTAACAAGACACTCTTTCCACAACCACTTGGCCCGAACACTTCAATCAAAATTCCACTTGGCATACCTCCTCCTCGTACACGTCCTCCACTGATAGCTAAGTCAAGTAATGTTGAACCGGTTGAAGTTACCAATTTCATGTCCCCTTCATAATCAAACTTCTCAACTTTCTTAGTAGAGTGCTTTCGCATTTGATCATCTAAATCCGGTTTATTCTTCCTCTCCCTTTTTGTCATTGATAATGCTAATTATACGTTCAACGTAATTCTCAAGTCCTTTATAACTCAACTCCATTTTCAGTTGAGAGATAAATGTGTGGTAATTTATTTTCTTACCTTCCGGGTGTTCCCAAATATGCAAAGCACGTTCAGCTACTTCTCTTACCAAATCATCTTCTGATACAATCTTTTGTTGTTCTCCCGCCCAACGATTAAGTTGAGCTTTTAGCACAGAAGATTTTGTAACTCCTGCCGAAAGACAGTACAAAGAAATATAAGACGCTAACTTCTCAGGGATGCGAAGCCCTACAAAGTCATTGTCTGTTTTCCTTGATCTTTTTGTTTTTCGTTTAAGAATAGTCATCGTCTGATTCTCCTTCTTTCTCTGCTTTTCTCTTTACACTCGTTCCAAACTTCACAATCATCACAATCATCAAACCGATCATTGTCTGTGCCGAACCGGTGACCGTAAGGACATTCATCTTTTGGTTCTTCTTTTACTGCCCGTCTTGTTCTTCTTGGAGTACGTGGCTCTTCTTCCGGCACAGGTTCTTCTTCTGGTTCAGGTTCATCTTCCTCATCAGCCCCAATAGCTTTCCTTGCAGTACGATCTTCATAATCGTCATCATCTTCCGGTTCATCACCGGCTGAAAAGAACTTGTCTTTTAACAAATCGTAAGGCAGTATATCAAGGCAATCATCAAGTTTTGGCACTTCATCCAAAATGCTGTCATCGTATTGTTCTTTTCTTTCAACGAAATCAAACCGGGTAGGTGCTGCGTACTTTTTTTTTCCAATACTTTCTTCAGCGAAAACAACTCTCAGTGAATAACCTTCCGCATTGCTTTTCAAATTCCTCTTGGAACAAGTAATCAGAAAACTCAAACAAATGGATTTTCTTTTCGTGCTTTTTGCTGTTCAACGGAATAATGGCATAAAGGTTACGGTCACTCGGACGTAATGCTTTTATTTCCTCCTCACTTGCATCTTCCTCTTTCCTCAACTTTGCCCTATATTCACAAATCGGACAAGATTTGCCTATTGAAGCCGGACAAATCACTGTTTCCCGATTCACACCAATATCCCTGTGAACTTTGAAAGGTCTTTTGTACCAAAGAGATCCTTCAAGTGCAATCTCGTCATTTTCATTCCTGTCCGGGTGATGTTTGTCTGTTACCTCATACGGAAGAATGTCCATGTTGATTTTAGTGTCAACGTCAGGTGAGTAAAAATCTACTCCTTTTGGAGGAATGATATAGGAATTTCCCCTTTTCCTTGTTTCGGTATTTCTTTTGATTTTACCTTTGAAACTGCTTTTAATTTTTCTCATAATCAATTAATTTTTAACGTTTGTTTCTTATCCTAACTTTAGTATTGTTTTTACTTCTGAACTTTTCCCTTTCCTCACTTATGTTTCTTGGTACACGAGGCCCTGCAAAATATTGTTGGCCGTGTAACCGGACTAAATTCTCCAAAGCATCCTTTCGCTGAGCAAAAGCCCTTACAGCAGCTTTGGCAATGTTGTATTCGTGTTGAATTTCAAGAAACTCATGGTAAGCTTCTTTGTATTCTTCTTGTGAAATAATAGTGTTCAAAACTACTGTTTCAGTGATTTTCGCTATCCCATATTTTTCAGGGTCTTCCCGAACACTTTTATCCAAATCAGCTTTTACAAGATCGAGCCTTTCTTTTGCCAAATCCCGTTCACGTTCTTTGTCAGCTTCATTTACTGCATACTTTAACATTAATCCCGATTGATCAAGCCACTCAATGTCAAGGCAAGTTTCGTCAATAGTAATGTCCCTTTCGTAATTCATTATCTTTTCCTCCTTCTTTTAGGTGTTTCATTTACTCCTTTAATCTCCTCAACCTTTCTGACAAGTAAATCTTCAAGTTCCTCCTCCATTTGATTTATCACGTCAATCGGTTGATCGGTTGTTTTGATAGTCCTGCTGTACCCAACTTCAATTCGCACATTTTCATAATCCCCTAAGTTGACTACCTGCGACATAGTTACCCAAGCCTTGTCACCATCATTGACAAGTTCATGTTCTTTGTTTGCTTTTGTTCTTGTTTTTGCTACTGTTTCCATATTTTACATTTTAAAACTTTTTGCATACGAAGTAATATCATTCCCAGTTTATCTTTAGGAAACTGGTACTTTAAGTTTTCATCGGTAATGAAAATCTGATCATCTTCAGTGTAAACTTTCATGCCGTGAATTTCAATCACTTCATCCATGACACGTGTACAATTAACCAATGGAAATTTAATTTTTTTCCATGTACTCCTTTTTTCATTCCATATCCGAAATGAATCAGTGCCACAAGTAACAGGTTGTAATCTGTTTGCCAAAACCTGAAAAGCTACTTTTAACTTTTCATTAGTACTGGGAAATAAACCCAAGTGACTCATAATTGTATCTACTTTCATTTTAGCTGTATTTTAAGTTACTACTTTCCCAAATTCAACTATATCTTCTTCTGTCACAGTCAATTTATATTTGCCAATACTTCGAGTAAATCCTGTAATATATCCATATTCAAAATGAAAACCATCATCATCTTCATTTTCAGGTATGTGATTGACTTTCTTTATTTCAGATACAGTAAATTCTGCTTTCATTGCCGGTTCATCAACAAAAGCTATTATCTTATCCCCTACTTTGAACTTTGGTTGTCTTTCCGTTTCATTCATAATTATCTATATCTATAAAAATTGATGCAATTAATTTTACTAATTTCCATAGCAAATAAAAAGGCCAAATTATAGTTGTCCACATAATTCCTTCATCTTCAAACATATATGTATATCCATCCCATTCCCATCTTTTTTCCGCAATTATTCTACCTATGACTAAGTAAATTATCACTGCTATTGGTATCATCAGAAATATCATGATTCATATTTTAAGTTACTCATAATTTTTTACTCTAAAGCACGCGAGGACTAATCCGGGAAACCCGATATTATATAACGGTTCCTCGAAGCACTCCAAAATAATCCCTGCCACACTATCACTTTTGTTCAATAACACAGCACTGGCATAGCCTAAAACAACCCTGCGAACACTCTCAGCGTCTTGTTGTTTCAGTCCCTTTAATATTTCACTGATTGTTTTCCAACTTTCTCCTTTCATTAAAGCCCTGCACAATGCAATACTTTCACTTTGCTCGATAGCTGATTGCCGGGCTACGTGAAGTCGTCTTTTGATCGGAGTATTCAAAACCTGTTCAAGAGTTACCAAGGCATTTCTCGGCAATCCCTGACTGTCAATAATTATCTGGTCTAAAACTTCCCTGTCAAGATTATCTCCTTCTTGTTCTGCTACAAGAAGTAACAACTCTTCCATTTGCAGGTCATCCAAAGATTCAGTCTGAAACTGACTACACCTTCCCCTGATTGTTGGTAACAAACTATTCAGTTCAGTCGTACACAGGATAAAAAATAAATGTTTGGGCGTATCCTCAAGTATTTTTAGGAAAGCATTTTGAGCATCCCCTGTCATTTTATGAACTTCATCTATGATATAGACTTTACTCCCTCCTCCCAAAGTAGCGAATTGTGAGTTTTTACGAATGTCTCTAACCGTGTCAATCCCTCTGAATTGTGCCGAGTCAATTTCATTAATATTTGATCCAGTACAACCTAATTCGGAAGTAAGTATTCTTGCCAAAGTCGTTTTTCCTGTTCCTGTTTTGCCATGAAACAGAAACACGTGAGGCATTGTTTCTTTGTCCTTTAACATCCTGCGAAGCGTGGTAACAGTACTCCGGTTTCCTTTTACCTGACTTAAATCTTTTGGTCTGTACTTCTGGTATAAACTCATATTTTTAGTTTAAGAATTGATTCTTTATTAACCGTACAATTACCTGAATAATGTCGTGGCACAGTATCATAAGCAGCAGCATTTTCAGCAGNNNNTTCGGTTTGAACTTGCCGTATGATATTTGTTAAAACTTCTTTATCATCTTGTTCAATAGAAGTTATAAAATATTCTTGAGCATATTTTTCAGGTGATTTCATTTTGTAAATTTTATATAAATATAATCAAAAATATCCAATTTAACAAATTTTTTAAACATTAATTTTAAACATTATAAAATGCTGATTTTATCCAGTATTTCACGTTCAACCTGCAATAGCAATGAATTGATTTCAGCCATTGAATAATCGTGCTGTAAACCGGCATAAAACCGTGTAACGTACCATTTTCGCCAAATCAGATACATATACAACCGATAAGCAAACAATTCGCTCAGAACAGGTTTAAATTCCCTGTTTGGAATCTTTTCAACTTCACCATATTGATGATCATTTCTAAAAAAGAGAATCAGAGGGATAGAAAGGGAGAATTGTTTTTAATATATTTGATCATCTACGCAGTTGGGAGATTTCTGTTGGAATTTATCCGCCTGGATGCCTCTTTTGTTTCAACAATCAATGCAAATCAGCTGACTATGGCTGTGGTCGCCGTTATCAGCATTGTTCTGGTTGTGGTCAGGAAAAGAAATTACGAGACAATGAAGTAAGATGTAATATCTAACAAAACATTGATATACAAACTATCAAGAATACATTAATATTCATAAAAATTGGAGGTCTAAATGGATAAAAAATTATTAA